GATGTGGGGACTATTGCATCGGACGTGGCGGTGCTGAAGGCGCAGATGCGCCAGGTCGAGGTGAAGCAGGATCGGGCTGATGATCGGTTATCGCGGATCGAGGACCAGTTGCGGCCGGCACCGGTCTGGCAGACGTGGGCGATGCTGATCGTCGGGCTGATCATGTGTCTGGCCGTGGTGGCGCTTTTGGTAAAGATCAATGGATAGCATTTATCTGTTGTATGCGTTTCTCTGCGGAGGGTCGATCTATGTGGCGCTGCTGTCGATCTTCGGCCGGCGGGCGTCCGGGCAGCGGGTCGCGCTGCTGATCGGTTATAGCGGACTGGCGCTGGCGTTTGCGTTTCTGGCGCTGGGGCGCGCGCAGGCGTTCGGGATACATCATGGGAATTTGGCGATTTTTACCCGGCTGGCGTTCGGAGTCTACGGCGTGAGCCTGGTGATTATCATCGGACGGTATTGGTTGGCGGCTTGCCAGGCCAGGGGTAAGCCGAAGCCGGGAGATGGTTGACACCGATCGGGTGAATTGCTTCGTGTAACCAATGAATACGAACACAGACGAACATGAGCCAGGAGACGAATCGCGCGATTTTGACGATTTCGGGGGGGTATCAGCGCATGTGCCCGGCCAAGCCGAAAGCAGACAGGCGCGCACCGACCTTGACAAGTGGTTTCATGAGCAGACGGAAGAACCCGCCTGGGTGCCGATCTGGCGCGATTTGATAGAAGAGCGAGCGCCGATGCTGGATAGGGCGGGCGAGCTGGTGGTGAATGAACGGGGCGAGGCGCGCACCAAGCGGCGGTGGAACTGGCGGCAGGCGTTGTACATTGCCTGGATGGCCACGCCGAAGAAGCAGCGCCAGCCCGAGACGTTGGAAAAGCTGACACCGCTCCTAGGGCTGTCGTCCTCGGGGACGATTCGCAACTGGCGCAAGACCGATCCTGAGATTGACGAGCGGATCCGAGCTTTACCGAAGCGGATGTTATTGGGCCATCTGGCCGATGTGTACCAGGCCCTGGTTACGGTGGCTGCCGATGCGGATCCCAAGGCGCACCAGGATCGCCGGCTTTTCCTGGAACTGGTCGGCGAGTATAGCCCCAGGGGTACGACGATCTTAGCTGGGGAGGCGGGAGCGCCGGTATACGTGGATTTGACGCATGAACTTGGCACACTCGACGACACTGACCTTGACGCGCTGGCTCGCATCGCCGGGCGCTTTGGCGGAGATCCGGGCGGAGCAGGCACGACGCCGGCTGATTGACTTCTGCTCTTTTACAATGCCGCAATACCGGCCGGCCGCGGTGCATCGGTATATGGCGTCCAAGCTGGAAGCGGTGGAGCGCGGGGAGATTGAGCGGTTGATGCTTTTCCTGCCACCCCGTACCGGTAAGACGGAGTTACTGATACGGTTCGTCGCCTGGTGCCTGGGCCGGCATCCGGATTGGCCGCTGCTCTATACGTCCTACGGGGCGGATCTGGCGTGGGATAAGAGCGCCGAGGCGCGCAATGTGGTGCGCTCGGAGGAGTACGAGCAGACTTTCGGACGCTTATCGACACTGGATGTGCCGGTGGTGATGGATGCGCAGAGTCACAGCGTGCAACGCTGGCGGATCGCGGGTCACCGGGGCGGGCTCCAGGCCCAGGGCGTGGGCGGGCCGTTGACCGGCAAGGGCGGCAAGGTGATCCTGGTCGATGATCCGGTGAAGAATCGCCAGGAGGCCGACAGCGCAACGTTCCGGCGGCGGACGTGGGAGTGGTACACCTCGACGCTGCGCACTCGGTTGGAGCCGAGCGGACGGATGATTTTGTGCATGACCCGCTGGCACGAGGACGATCTGGCCGGGCGGCTGCTGCGGTTGGCGGCAGAGGATCCGAAGGCGGATCAGTGGCAGGTGGTGAGTTTGCCGGCGATTGCGAAAGATTCTTCGGGCTGCGGCCCTCAGAATGACAGCGCCGTGGTTGATCCACTGGGGAGGCAGCCGGGGGAAGCATTGGACCCGGAGCGGTATCCGGTAGCGGCGCTGGAGCAGATCAAGGCGAGCATCGGGAGCCGGGATTGGGTGGCGCTGTACGATCAGGAGCCACGGCCGGATGAGGGGAACGTCTTCAAGCGGGGTTGGTTCCGGTACGTGGAGAAGTTGCCGGTCTGCCAGTACACGACGGTGGCCTGGGACACGGCCTTCGAGGAGCAGGAGCAGAGCGACTATTCGGCGGCGGTGCTGGTGGGCCAGGCGGAAAACGGGGCGTTCTACGTGCGGCCGCTGATTCACGAGCGTTTGGCATTCCCGGAGTTGACCCGGGCGGGGATCGAGCAGGTGCGGCGCTGGCCGGCCGCCGAGCATATCGTCGAGGGGAAGGCGAGCGGGAAGAGCCTGCGGCAGCAGTTGCGGGCGAGCGGGATCCCGTTGATCGAGGTGCCGACGTTGGGCGATAAGGTGGCCCGGGCGAACTCGATCACCCGGTTTTTCGAGGCAGGGATGGTGTTCTTCGTGCTGGGGCCGGGGGTGGATGCACTGGAGACGGAGCTGCTGGCATTCCCAAACGGGGCGCATGATGACCAGGTGGATGCGTTGGTATATGGGCTAATCCGGGCGTCAACCCGAGCGGGGAAGAAAGCGGCGGCGCGCAGTTACTCATGGGCGAGCGGGTGAAGATGAATTTCGAGACGTTGACGTATGAGCAGGCGTTGCGGGCGATCCCGGACCGGACGGCGGATTGGCTGAAGGCGAACGCGGCTTTCTACCACGGCGACCACTGGCAGAACGGGGAAGCCTGGACCGGGCCGCGGCTCGCCACGACACATCCGCTGTATGCGGAGACGTGGCAAGCCATCCAGAAATCGTTTGTGGCGTCGAACAAGATCCGGGAGTTCGTACGACGCGAGACGATGGCGGCGATCGGGGACGTGCCGGCCTGGGCGCTGACGCCCAAGCGGCCGCTGGCCGATGCTGAGCAACCGACGGCCGCCGAGCAGGCGCTGATCGCCGAGGCGACGGCGATCTTCCAGCGCTGGTGGGATGCGCGCGCGGCGCACCGGCTGCTGGAGGAGGCGACGTCGACGGCGGCGTGGGCCGGGCGGGGCGTGCTGCGTTTGTTCGTGCCGCCGGGTCGGCTGGTGAACGGGATGGTGCCGCAGACGCCGGTCGAGCAGGCAGTCGATTGTGTTTTCGCCCATTGCCCAGAGCCGCAGCAGGCAACGGTGTATGAGAGCGTCAATTCCAGGCTGCCGGCGGGCATCTACGTGTACGAGGAGAGCGAGAGCGAGGAGCTGACCGACGGGAAGATGGTGAGCCGGGCTGAGGTGTGCTACGTCGGCGAGGCGGCGGCGGATGGCAGCCGGCTGACGCTGCTGCGGGTGATGGGGACCGACGGCCAGGACATGCAGGAGCCGGCGGTGCTGGACCTGGGCGGGCGGCTGACCATCCACGAGCTGCGGCGGCCGGTGCTGATCACTGAACAGGTGCGCGCAGGACAGAAGGCGCTGAATAAGACGCTGACGATGATGGATCGCAACGGCACGCAGGCGGGCTTCCTGGAACGGATCGTCACGAATGCGCAGTTGCCGGGGCACATGGAGCCGGACCCGAATCACCCAGGGCTGGAGCGGTTTGTGCCGGAGCCGATGCACCTGGGGCCGGGGACGACGAACTTCCTGGCCGGCGTGACGCTGACCGACAGCAACGGTAATCAGTCGCTCGCCACGCCCGGCGTGCACTATCGGGATCCGGTCAGCCCGGCCACGTTCATCGAGACCCGGAACGCGCTGTATCGCCAGATGCTGGAAGAGACTATGCAGATCCACGTGCTGATGGCGCTCGATGCCGGGGCCAGCGGGGAGAGTCGCAAGCAGGCCCGGGCGGAATTCGAGCAGGCGGTGCGGCTGCCGGCGGCGCTGGTCGAGGACGCCATGCGCTGGCTGATCGAGACGATCCTGGCGCTGGCCGGGATGTTCGCCGGGCAGCCGGGACGCTATGCCGGCTTGCGGGCAAGTGTAGCAGCTCGGGTCGATCTGGGGCCGGTGAGCGCCGACGAGATCCGGGCGAACACGGAGCAGGTGGCCGCCGATCTGCTGGCACCTGA